TTTTATAATGCCGCATATGATGTGGGTTGGATGAAGCGTCTTGGCATTGAGCTTAACGGAAAACTTATTGATGCAATGCTGGCCGCACCTTTGTTAAACGAGAACCGGTTCAGCTATTCTCTCAATGCAGTGTCATATGACTACATGGGACTAATGAAATCAGAAGCTGCCTTACGAGAAGCAGCACAAGAATTTGGCGTTGATCCAAAGGGTGAGCTTTATAAGCTACCAGCTTGCTTTGTTGGGGAATATGCCGAGGCTGATGCCCAGCTTACCCTTGACTTATGGCAAGTCTTTAAAATGGAACTAACCAAGCAAGACTTATGGCAAGTCTTTAACATGGAGACCTCAGTCCTACCGCTTTGTATAGAAATGACTTGGAAGGGTGTTCGAGTAGACCTCGACTCTGCCGAGAGACTTAAACAAGACCTCCTTAAAATTGTAAAAGGCATACAGGCTGACGTTAAAAAAGAAACCGGCGTTACAGTAGAACTGTGGGCGGCGGCAAGTATTGCCAAGGTGTTTGACCACCTGAAGATACCCTACGGTCGAACCAAGACGGGGCTACCCAGTTTTACAAAGAACTTCCTAGCCCAGCATGAGCATCCGATTGCCCAAAAGATTGCAGAAGCAAGAGAGTACGACAAGATGGGTAACACCTTCCTGTCCAGCATCTTTCGTTACGCAGAGAAAGACCGCATCCACGGGCATATCAACCAGCTAAGATCCGACGGCGGCGGAACTGTGTCCGGTCGTATCAGTATGTCAAACCCGAACCTCCAACAGATACCAGCGCGGAACCCAGAGATGGCTCGCAAGATACGCGGTCTGTTCTTGCCGGAGGAGGGAGAGAAGTGGGCGTCAATGGACTTTGACCAACAAGAGCCGCGCATCCTTGTCCACTTTGCAAGCCTTACGAACAAGGGACTGACGGGGTCCGACGACTTTGTAAAAGCTTACAGGGAAAACCCCAAGACAGACTTCCACCAGATGGTAGCCGACATTGCTAACATTCCCAGAAAACAAGCCAAGACCATAAACCTGGGGATCATGTACGGCATGGGTCAGACCAAGCTGGCCGAGCAGTTGGATGTGTCCACGGATCAGGCTAAACGGCTCATGCGCCAGTACCACGATGACGTTCCGTTTGTTAAAGAACTCATGGACTCCGTACAGCGCAAAGTTTCGCACCGAGACAAAGGCGGGTTCGTTAGATCACTTCTGGGACGCAAATGTCGGTTTGACCTGTGGGAACCCAACCTCTTTGTTTCTGCACGGGCTCTTCCTAAAGAAGAAGCGAACATTGAATATGGCGACAACATCAAACGTGCATATACATATAAAGCACTAAACAGGTTAATCCAGTCGAGCGCAGCAGACCAAACGAAGGCTGCAATGGCCGCAGTGTACGAACAGAGGAATAAGATACCGCTCGTACAGATACACGACGAGTTAGCTTTTTCGGTATCGGAAGTGACCGAGGCCCGTGAACTCTGCCTCATAATGGAATCTGCTTACAAACTAGAAGTTCCAAGCCCTAGCGACATTTCGCTAGGCGATAACTGGGGGGACTTGACCACCGTGGATAAGTCCGATAGTATCCCAGAAATAAAGGATGATTAAGTTATGAACCCTGAGAAATGGAAATCCGTCGTGGTGCCTATTGAGAGCTATCATGTTTTAAAAGACATGGCTGCGAAAGAACGCCGCACGATCTCTGGTCAATTTACCTTGATACTCGAACAGGTAACCGGAAAGAACATTACAGTGGACAAGGAACCAGACCCTCGTATTAAGAAAAGGGGAGCAAAATGACCCCTGTCCTTGCAACAGCCGTTTTTTATGCTGTAGTCCTAATCGTATCGGTTATGTAGCCGGATGGGCAAACGGTCCTCTGGTATTTTTGAAAGACAAAAGAGGGACTTCTACCCGACGCCGTTTAGTGCAGTAACGGTCCTTCTTCCTCACTTGTTGGATAAAACCGTCTTTGACGAGCCTTGTGCAGGAAATGGTGCTTTGGTTAGTCACTTGGAATCAGCCGGTCATAAATGCCTGCGAGCCACTGACATAGACCCACAACGCGATGACATTGGGACGTTTGATGTCTTTGACATTGAATCTGCTTACGGGGATTGTTTTATAACCAACCCACCCTGGAATCGAAAGTTCTTACACCCGTTGATTCTACACCTCTGCGAGATAGCACCAACGTGGTTACTGTTTGACGCCGACTGGATGCACACCAGACAAGCCGCACCGTACATGCCGTATTGCAAGAAGATTGTTAGCGTTGGACGGGTTAAGTGGATAGAGGATAGCCCGCATACAGGAAAAGATAATGCGGCATGGTATTTATTTTACAAGAAAACCTCCGACGGTCCCGTGGACTTCTGGGGGCGGCGATGATAACGTCTACTAAGCTTTACTTTACCCCCCGGCGGTGTTTTGTTGACTCTTTTCACCGCCACTTTGGTGGTGGCGTGGATATTTACCCACATTTCTATTCTCGTCACCACCATTTTTTATTTTGTGAGGTGTTATGTTAAAAGCCAAGGGTCTAGACGAAGCTATAATTGGCGTCGGCTCGCGGGGCAGTCAGAAAGATGTGCTTGTTTATGACGTTGAAAAGGTTATTGAAATACTAATGACGAGGGACGGCATGACATATGAGGAAGCCGAAGAGTTTTTTAATTTTAATATAGGCGGCGGCTGGTATGGTAAAGAGACTCCAATGTGGGTAAGGCCGTGCGGCATAGATGACCTAGAGGGAGAAGAGGTATGGAATTAATTTTAGCTATCATGGTTGCAATGGGCGGTCTCTTCGTATCCGATAACCAAGAGTTTTTTACCACCGCCGAAGAGCAAGTAAAAAATGGTGCAAAATGGCACTACGTTGGCAAGACTTCTCTAGACCCTAGAGCCCAGTCTATTCCGGCTCAGATATGCGATGGTGCTTGCGGTGACCCATACATTTTATGGAAGCTCAAGTTTCCGGAGTGAGCTAAAGAGTTGACACCTCTTTTTTTTGTGCCTATGGTTATGGGATCAATCACATATAAAGGAGTTAAAATAATGACAAACGAACAAAAAGCGCGAAAGTTCGCGGAAAACTTTTGTAGTGCCGCAGGCGAGAGCTACGGCGATGTGATGGATGGTTATGATCCAGAGACAGGCGGTGATGATTTGATGGGCGTTATGATAAATGCTTGTGATGTTGATTCTTTAGAAGGTGATGTGGAAAGTCTTTTGGACAAATATCAGCCGCTCCTTGAATATATTCTTCATTATGGTTCAAAAGGGGCCTTGCCTAATACAGTGCTTGTACATTCCGTTTCGGGGGAAAGTTACGACGTTTACGAAATGGCGAAGAAAATTGATGCGGGAGAAACATAATGAACCAGTCAGAATTATTTGCACTAACGAAAATCTCGACGCTTACTGTCTTCGAGCAACGCATAGCAAATTGCGAGAAAGCACGGGACATGGCCCACGATCCAGATATTAAGATTCTCTGGCAGGCTTATGCCTTGCAACTCCGCAACCGTCGGATGAAGGGGGCGCATTAAAATGACAGACAGGTTTGCTTGGGGACTGTTAGCCGTCAGTGGTGACTGTTCCGCTCACGGGATGAGTGACGAACCATGCTTCATTCCAATACATGAGGAAGACCTCCCCTTGATTTCGGACTACTTACGTAAGCAACAGGAGTGCGCGGTCCTATGTATGGAAAACTGGTTCAAAAACTGTAACAGCAACAGCAAGTGGAAGTATTCCCACAAGTACCAGAATGCAATGGCCGCAGCCCACGATTTAGGCAACGAGTTGATCGAGCGCAAGGTGTTCCACCATAAGTACCATAAGCGCACAGAATGGCGGCTCGTGGAGCTTCAAGACGACTACCCACTAAACCTGGAGTCGGGTGCCAAAGCTTGTTGGAAGGGTGAAGTATGAACGATCAATTTGCAGAGTTTTTTGGGGTTTTGGTAATTTTGGGGTTTGGCCTTTGGATAACTTTTACTTGACAGTATGGGATAAGTCTGATATAGTGTTCTTAAGATCAAGAAACCAAATCAGACGCTCTTTTACATTGTGAATAAGAAAGCTGTTTAGATGAGCCGTGGGCCTTTTTGCAAAGGGTCGCGACTATGTCTTTAGATTATCATTTATCGGAAATTAAAAACTACAAAAAACTTTGCTGGTTACCTCACGAAGAAGAGGAAAAAAAATTCTACCTTAACAAAGTCACAAGGGCCTTAACCTTCCTGACGATGTCTATAGGAATGAATAAAATTACAACCAGTAATTGGAAAGAGTTCTTTATCCGAGTTGCTTCACACGAAAATATATTCGGACCAAGCCTTTTCGATTTTGACGAAAAAGAAAAAAAAGCAGTCGAACGTTACATTACCCAGGAAGAAGTAAAAGAACACATAGGACTTTCGACAAATGCTTCTAGATACACTATCAATGAGTTCTATAAATTGTTAAAAGAAAACATGTAGGGTTAGTTAATCACGGCCCACGGCTCTTCTAAGCAGTTTACAACTAATCACTGGACTGGTGTGGTGATACCAGCGGGTGGGTGAGAGGCCCACAACCCACGTAACAGGCACCACGGCCCATGGTCTCTCTACGGGGCTTACAAGGTTAGTGTCCCACTGTCCCACTATAGTAGTAAATTTACAAATTAGAAAAAAATAAAGTTCTCAGTTTTTAGCCGGGATTGGTGGGACAGGTGGGACAGTCTACTAACCATATCTTATATAAGGGTTTTTTGCTTGTGAGAGTGTCCCGCCTCTGGAGTCACGGAATCTGGCTCGTGGGACGGAGTCTTAGTTAAAGTCAGTGCTTTTGCTGGGTTTTGCTGTTATTTTATCTAAGGTTAACTGATCAGGTTTAATCCCATATCACTTTACAGCCGTTTGTTAAAGTAAAACGGTGGGACAGTGGTGGGACAGCTTTGATATTAAACAATAAAAGCCCTTTGGAGGCTCTAAAATGCCTAATTCTAATGCAAAGTATCCCGCCACTGATGGGACGGTTAAAAAAGTCCAAACGAGAGGACCAAATCGTAAGCTAACACGACGGCAAGAGAAGTTTGTAAAAGAGTTAGTTAGTAACGATGGTCTTATTACCATGCGGGAAGCAGCAATTCGTGCAGGTTATCCTGAGAAGAGTGCCCATAGCCGAGCTTACGAGTTAACCAGCCAGAACATCTGCCCTCACGTTGTAACAGAGATTAAACGATACCGCGATGAATTGGATGAGATGTACGCGGTCGGTTATAAAAAACACGTTCGAGACTTACAAAAAATTAGGGATGTTGCGTTGGAGAACGGGGCCTATTCTGCGGCGGTCCAAGCAGAGTATCGCCGTGGGCAGGCTCAAGGTGATATATATGTAAGTAAGTCAGAAGTCAGGACAGGCTCTATCGATCAGATGAGCCGTGAGGACGTGGAGAAGGAACTTGATAGAATTAGAGGCTCTTTTGAACCAATCATCGACATCACGCCAGACGAAGTCGAAACTCAAGAAAAAGACATCGAAGCCATTGAAGGAAGCAAGCCTGTGGCAGGAAATAAAAAAAGGACTAAAACTAAGCGGAAGAAAAATTGAAACAACCCGACTTGAAAGCTGGTCGATACCTGGAGTCCCCGATGTCCTACTATGTTCGGAAAACGGGGTCTTTAGCTTTATGGAACTTAAAGTCACAAAAGGACGCGCTGGTAAGCTCAATCTATCCCCGCATCAGTGTGCTTGGCTTAGTCGCCATTCCAGCGGGCCTTGTTTTATTATTGTGCGCGACGGCAGCTTGGCTATTAGTGTTTATAGCGGCTCCGATGCTGTTGACCTTCGTATGGATGGTCTTACAGCCGTATCGCCTTTGGCTGTTTTTGAAAAGCCGTATAACTGGTCGGAATTTTTTAAGTTGACAAGCCCTGCGGGGTAGTCGTATAGGATTAGTCCTACTTAACAAAAGGAGTCAAAAATGACAAACACAAGAATATGTACTGGCAAGAAATTAATTGCCCTGCGGAATAATTGGACGGCCATCGTAAATTTGTTCGTACCAAGAAAACAAAATGGAACGGCGGACCTTAGAGCGGTACCGCGTCACGGCCCCCGGATGCTGCACGTTCATAAGAACGGCCACAAACGATATTACGACTCGAGTCGTGTTCTTACTCTTGAAAAGTATTCGAGCGGGGAGTCTGTTTAATGGACTGGTTCTCAGATTGGCTACAGTCCGCGATTGAAAAATTAGCTCTCTGGTTGGAGGAAAAAGAATGATTTGTCCTAAGTGTCACGGCAATGGTTACTGGATAGAGAAACTCAAGGTATTGCGACAAGTTAGGCAATGCGAAACGTGCAACAGTCAAGGCGAAATAGAGAAGCCGATGTCATTAAAAAAATACAATTATGCTTTTGATCTTGCTTTTGACGTAATTTCAAGTGAGTCCGATTGGGGTAACATTTCCGCGAATGAATTAAAGTCTGCTTTATTAAAAAGAATTAAGCAGTTGGATGAGGATAGTGAATGGTTGGAAGCCTGCTCTAGTTTTGATTCTTATGAACTTGACGAACGGCGGAAAGTAGGTTAGGACTTGTCCTATATTTTAAATTAAAAGGAGTCAAGGAATGAGAAAACTAACCAAGGTTGAACAAGCCAACGCCGACAGTTTAGATGGCGCGGCATTGTTCCATGT